AACGTGATATGTTTAACCGTGTAACTAAGCAAGTAAAGTAATTATGAGAAACACTGTATCTGATATCCGCAAGTATTTTATTGATGCTCTTGCTAATGAGCAATTTGTTATTGATAAGACTGGTGTAAAGACTATTGAGTTAATCGGTGCAAGTTTTATTGCTAATGAAGAAACCATCTTTGGTGCAGTTAACTATGATTATATTTCTCGTGAACTAGAATGGTATGAGAGCATGTCTCTTAATGTCAAGGACATTCCTGGCATTACTCCTGCTATCTGGGAACAAGTAGCAGACAAAGCCGGATATATTAATTCTAACTATGGCTGGTGTATTTGGCATCCAGAAAATGGTGCACAGTATGATCATGTCAAGAAAGAATTAGAAGATAATCCTAATTCCCGTAGAGCAGTAATGATCTATACTCGTCCTGAGATGTGGTATCAATACAATTTTGATGGTCGTTCTGACTTCATGTGTACCAATGCCGTACAGTATCTGATTCGTGATGGTGCTCTTCACTCTGTTGTGCAAATGCGCAGTAATGATGTTGTCTTTGGCTATCGCAATGATTATGCTTGGCAGACTCATGTGCTAAATATGCTTGCTGAAGATCTTGGTCTACGCGTTGGTGATGTCCACTGGAATGTCGGAAGTCTTCATGTGTATGAGCGCCACTTTGAGATGGTAAAGTGACTGATTGGGAACAGCGTTATTTAGATTTAGCCAAACATATTTCTACTTGGTCTAAGGATCCATCACGTCAAATTGGTGCTGTTGCTGTTGGCGATAGTGGCCAAATTCTATCAATTGGTTATAACGGATTCCCTCGTGGAATTAATGATGATGAAAGGCTGCATGACAGAGAAACTAAATATTCTCTAGTAGTTCATGCTGAAATGAATGCAATTTATAATGCGACACTTAACGGTATTAGTTTGCGGGACTCTACTCTGTACGTGTGGGGCCTTCCTGTATGCAGCGATTGTGCTCGTGGCGTTATTCAGGTGGGTATCACACGCGTAGTTATGAATTCAATTGATGATACAATTGGACATTGGAAAGACCATTGGCAAAAGACAAAAGCTATGTTTGATGAAGCTAAAGTGCAATATCGGTTTCTATGAGTATAATTGAGACTACACAATATTATGATGAATATCTAAGATACTTTGCATTAGCCAAGGATCAACAAGCTAAGTGCAATCTTGGAACCATTAGTTATCTTGAATCTGGGATGAACGATGACCTACTGGAAAATGTAGAACTATATGATGTAGTCGAACGTAAGTATGCCGGCTTCTCTCAGATTGTTAATGATGTTTTCTATGGTTGGACAGATCAACATCCATATTGGCCAAAAATGTCTCAGGGCATTCATACACGGCAAAGAGAAACTGTTGCAAAGGATTGGGCTGGTAAGCAGTCAGACTTTAATCTACCTGAATGGCTATACATATTTCTAGTACACAGAATCACTGGTTCTGGTATCAATTATTCCACTAAGCCATCTGGATATCATAACACGATTCTGTTTAATCTTTATCGTTGTAAAACTATTGAAGAAATGGCAACACTTATTAATCACTATCCAATTCCATTTTATACATCTATTGGTTATCAATTTCCGTCATTTCCAAAGATTCCAGAAGGAAGCAGTTATAAAAGGGCCGGGGATTATTATCTGACTGAATTTGCTCCTACTCTTGTTAGAGAATTAGCAGAATGGTTAGAGTCTGGAACAAAGAGAGACTTCCGTGAAATAGGAGATTGGATGTTTGCATGGAATGCAGCACATAATTTAAAGATGTATCGGTTTCAATATGCAGCCTTTATTGCAGATATTGCTGATTGGTACCCCCAGTATGTGAATAGAGATTCTATGTTCTATTATGGATCTAATGCCGTAGAATGCATTTCATATCTTGCAGTTAATACTTCTAGAATGAAGAAAGAACATTTTCTAGATGCTATTATGGAAAAGATCTATGAAGACACTGGAGCCTTTCCTTATAACGCAGAAGATGTTGCATGTGATTATATTCGATGGATTGAAAACTATGTCAAGCCTGGTGCAGACTATGATCATCTAGATCTAGATCAAATTTTTTCTTCATGCAAGATTAAAGATCATCCATATGGACGTCAAAAAGCTATGTTAGATTTTAATTTAGTAGAAACTTTTAATGGAATTAAGGCCCACCCATCAGATGATACCATACTAAAACAGGTCGGCATGTCAGTATCAGATTATAAAAGGTTGTTTTATGTCGCACAATAATCATGTTATTGATGGATTGAATAAAGACGTTGGGATTGTAGGCTGGGAAGCTGCCAAAGAATATTATTTGGAACTAGCATCTAACTGGACTCCATATAATCCAGATCCAGTAGTAATATATCATGAAGGAATTAGAGTAGTCAGGGATGATTTAATTGTTGGCACTAAAACACGAGCCGGCGATCTTCTTATGACAAAGACTAATTACGACACTATTGTATATTCTCAGCCAAGAACTGGTCTAGCCGGCGTATCTATTCTAGATGCTGCTAACAGGCATAATAAGAAAGTTGTGTTGTTTATGCCTGCATCCAAGAGAGTATCTTTGCACCAGGCCTGTTGTATTGAACGTGGTGCTATTCCTATCTTTAAGCGAATTGCAGCAATGCCTAATCTAAATAAATATGCCAAGGATTATGCCGAAGAAACTGGTGCATTCTTTGTGCCACTTGGTCTAAGACATGAACTAGCTACAGCAGCTATTGTTCATACGGCAAGTAAGATTGATCCACCTGATGAAGTATACGTAGCTATCTCTACTGGCGTATTGTCTAGGGCACTTCAAATTGCTTGGCCTAAAGCAAAGTTTACATCTATTGCAGTAGCAAGAAATCTTAAGTCAGGTGAACTTGGTAGAGCCACGGTTATTTCTGAGCCATTAGATTTTACAGCTCCAGAAAAGAAAGAAAACCTTCCTCCATTTCCGTGCATTGATACTTATGATGCTAAAGTTTGGAAATACATTCCTAAGAATACAGAAAGAAATATTTTGTTTTGGAATGTAGGACCTAATCCACAGTTAGTAGATGATACTATCTATGACAGAATTAATTCTTATCGTGATTGGGATAAAAATTTATGAGTGTACTAGTTACATCACCTTTTACACATATTTCTTCTAACATCCATTCTCATCGTGCCGCTCAAGGTGCAATATATGCTGATCAACTAGAAAGCACAGGAAATACTGTGCATCTAGATCGTACTGGTAATATTGCACCAGATATCAATGCATTTACTGAAATGTATGTTTACCATGGAAATGATTGGGGTGGATCTCTTAATCTTTTTGGTGGTATGAAGAATTATAGCGGCATTAATAATCTAATCCGTTATTCACAATTTACAGGTACTGTATATTCTTTATGGATTGATCATCCAAAGTATTCTGAGATGCTTGAGCCAAGAATGGCTGGTGATATTCATCCTGATTGGCATAAAGTTAACTGGGAAAATCTAAAACGTATTGAGAATACTGCAGTAACGATTAAGAACATTTTGTCAACTAATAAGGTTGTAATTGGTGATAGCCACGCTATTTCCTTGTATAGGACTGGGTGGCATGTTAAGTCTATTCCTTTTAAAACACTTCATGGTGCATTAAAGGAAGATCTAAATACCTTTGTTGATCCTGATTTTGATACTATTGAATTCTATTTTGGAAATATTGATAATCGTCATCATCTAAATAGACAAGATAATCCAGAACTTGCAACCAGAAATCTTGCAAATACGTATCATGAACAGTTATCAAAGCTAGCTGATATTGTAAAAACTGTATCAGCATACGAATTACTTCCTATTGAAAATGAATCTAGGGCACTTCCTAAAACTGGATATTACAAAGGTACTCCATTTTTTGGTTCATGGCAACAGCGTGAAAATACTCGGTTAATTTTTAAAGAACAGATGCAGAAGCTATGTGCATCCAGTAAAGTGCAGTTTATTGAGTGGGTTCAACCTATGATAAATGGTATTGGTGAACTTGATTTTAAGTTTATGGAAAAGCCTAAGTCAGTTCACTTATCTCGCCAAGCATATCCACATTGGCAAGGTGAAAAGTGGAGTGGATTGCCAGAAAAAATAGCAACTATTGAGGATTTTTTTGCATAATGTTAGACACCATTCAGAAAATTGACTATAAATATAGTGAAGGCGAATCTCTTAAAGAGATTCAGTCTTATGTCGATGCTACATATAATCAGCATTATTCCCGTAATAAATTCCAAACTACTGAGTTCGTCGTTGATTGCGGCCATGGTACTGGATTTTGTGTAGGTAATATTCTAAAATATGCTCAACGATATGGCCACAAAGGTTCTCCTGAAGAATGGCGAAAAGATATGATGAAAGTAATTCATTATGCAATTATGCAACTACATGTACACGATTTAGAATACACAAACAAAGGTGAAAAATAATGGAAATTAAGATT